TCTTTACACTCGTCGACCGCACTCAGATACATTCCTAGAAAATCAGTGCCTAGTTTAGTATCTCCCCTGCGTATGTAATACCTGCCATAGCAATAGTCCAATATTGACGGGATATACTCGTCGGGAATGTCAGGGACTACGCCTATAACAAAGTCTTTAGTACCGCCACTGGTTCCCTCGTAGTAGTTTTCCAGTATAAGGTTACTTGAGTCGGTGTAGTCTACAATCTGGTAGTCATTACCATCAGTGCCGTCAGTAACATAGAAATACCGACCAACCATACTCTCAGTAAATCCTGTACCTGAATGGGTGATCGTCGTGCTACCTTGTGTTGCCGTAATAGTCCCAGTCGTATAGTCATCACTGATCATACGCGGTTGTTTCGGCTCGTAGTATACCTTGAGTCCCTCTGTGGTTGCTGTTGATGGGATTGGAAAAATAGAGATAACGTCTTTGCCTTTAGGAAAAAAGAACATAGGCTGACCGATACTAGCACCGATGGTAGCATTTAACGCATTCCAAGTTTGTTCCGACGCGATTTCCTTTAGTGGATAATAAGTGCTACCAGACAAATAATCTACACCGGTGGGACGCAAAACGCTACGTGGTAGTTGATAATCCTGTTGGCTAGCTACTGTATTAGCTTTCTTTGATACGCGTGACCACGGACGACGCATAACACTTTTAAAGCGTTGTGTTGCGACGTTTGCGTCACGTTTGATAAATACAAGCTCACTAGCACTGGTGCTTTGTGTGCCGCTTTGGATTTCTTGGTAGAGTTGTGTAAATGTTTGAATCATATCTATCCTTATGCTGCACTCGTAAAGTTAGTCCAGGTTGTTGACCCAGTAGTATTAACGTAAAGTCTCGTAGAAGTAGAGGAGCCGTCTGACCTAAGATATATAGAACCTTGTGCGGCCGAAAGCGTGGGGACACCAGAACCCCAGAATATACCAAAGTTGGTGGTCGTACCAAATTTTACGCCAGAAGTAGTCGCACCTCCCGCAGGGGTAGCTGTACCGGTTCTAACACTTACCGTACCGGCTGTTGACACCGCACCAGTTAGCGTAGATGTTCCGGTGACAGCTAGGTTCCCTGTGGCAGTAACGCCAGCATCTTTAAGCAACACACCATCAACTGTTACGCCGTTCGCTGCAGTATGCTCGCTAACCGTATCAACAGTCAATGTCGGGTTTGATATGGTAGCGCTCGTTATCGTTGGACTCGTTAGCGTTTTATTGGTCAGCGTCTGGCTAGCGGTGAGCGTTACGAGCGTATCGGAAACGTTTGGTATGGTTAGTGTTCTTGTGGTTGCGGTAGTTATGCCAGAAAGTTGAAACTGCAGCTTTTTAGTGGTGTCCGAGTTATCTTGTAAAGTAAATGAATCATCGTTGACAGTAAGTGTCGGGGTAGTAATAGTTTTGTTTGTCAATGTTTGTGAGTCGTTAATCCCAACAGGTTGCGAGGTAACATTAAGCATGTTATTAACGGTTGTCTTAAACGAATTACCAGAATCGGACGCGTCAGCAACCTCAAAATAGTCTGCTGCCCTATCAATAGAGGTGAGTGTGGTTAGTCCTGTTATTGTAACGTCTGCCATGCTAGTATTCGTCCTCACTCCATGTCGTTAAAGGTTGTCTATTCGCGTCGGAACTTTGTGTGGTTAGCGTATCGCCTTGAGCGGTGGTGCGAGTAGCTCCTTGAGCTGTTGTTCTTGTGTAGATAGTCATCGTAGCCTCAAACGCATTCGCCCACATTGTATTCTCGATGTTTTCGTCATTCCATGTGTGCGGGAGTGAACGATTGACCGATGAGGCATACAGCGTTCTAGTGTCGCCCTGTGCCGTTGTGCGTGTGTCGCCTTGAACTGTGGTGCGACTGTGTAAATCGGCGATAGGTTCGTGGGCCTCGGCCCACATAACAGCGCCCATAGATTCGTCGTTCCAGCTCGTCTCAGGTGAGTAACCGTCTGTCGAAACGCTATCGAGCAAGTTATTGCCCGATTCGTCAACAAAAAAGTTACCGGACTCATCGACCAGCACATCTGTCGTGGTTGTAATGACCTCACCACTATCTCGTATCCATGCTGTGCTTGGGGTATTCGGTGCGACTATTGACATATTTTTTACCTACAAAAAAAGACCGAATCAGCTCTGGCCTTTTCCTGTATTATACTACGTTTCGACTAATTTTGCTCGGTTTTGTTGGTCAATCTCATATGACCGACGCAATACGTTGGCGAGTTCTTTTTCAGCTTGGTCGATCTCGCCGTTAAGATTAAACAACCTATTGTTCCCCGCCTCAGATACCGCCTCAATCTGGTCTTCTATCTGTCTGAGATAGCCCGACCGCTCTCGTATCTGTTCACTAAGCTGATTGAGCTTCAGCTGCTTTTCTTGCATTGCGAGTCGCCTGAGCTTTAGCTAGTACTGCTGGATCGCTAAACCCCTTTAGTTTTGGTTCATCACTGTTTACCTGTACATCGCTAAAGCCCTCAATCTTTTCCATTTCTTTGTTTACAAAGGTTTGGATAGCATCACCGACATTATTGATGACTGGGCCGACTACGATTTCTTTTAATAGCTCTTTTTGGGTCGATGGATTGCGGAGTCGTGCTAATCCCGACTTAGATGCGCCGTACTTACTTCGCACTAGTGCGTTAAAGATACGAGGTACAACAACATATGCCGCTTCCCCGATGATCATACGAGTTTGGCCTGACTTGATAGTAACAACGATTCTTTTAGACTGTTGCTTTAATGTACTATCGCCAGGTAGAAATGTACTGCCACCAGTTTGAGCCATACGACCCTCGTCCATAGGGTCTGCTCCACTCATGGACAGTATCTCATTTTCCTCTAGCGCCACAGGCCACGAGAAGTCTTCGTTGAGTGGGTTTTTGACACCTATCCAGTGATAGCGACTAAAGAGTTTATTTAGCTGCTCTCGAATGCTTCGGTCTTTTTCTGGGGCTTGGTACTCGTCCATTTGTTCTCCTCGGGCTGTTCGCCCACCTCTGTTAATAATTGCTCAATAAGGCGATTCTCGCCCTGAAGCCTAAGTTTTTCATTTGCCGCCTCAACCTCTTTCAGGCAAGCTGTATCGAATAAGGGTTGCAACTCATCGCGTCTGGCGATAATTCTCTGGCGCAGATTCATGGTGTTAGTATAGCATATAGATACAAAAATAATATAGCCCCCGCCAGGTGAGGGCTATATTACACTTGCTAGTATATACTAGCTAGCTGCGAATATACCAGACTGAGCTACTGCGACCCAGTTAGTACCATCTGCTACAAGGGTGATCGTATCACCGACAACCGCTGTACCCTGAGTATTCGTCAAAGTCGTGCCGCTGATAGCCGTACCTGTGGCGCTCGTCTTAGCCTTGATAGTACCACCAGTAACGGTGAATCCAGCCGTGACGTTTGCAACGACAAAGGTAAAGTATAAACCAGCGACGTTCGTTGGTAGCGTCCATGATGGGCTGCCACTTGTCGAACGGTTGATCAATACACTACCCGAGTTAGCGCTAGTCAGTACTACGGTAGCACCAACTAGTGCGCTTTGCGATACTGCCGTGCGCACTTGTGGGCCAGACGGTGCTGCTGTGAATACTGGGGAAGCGGTAAATGTCGCTACACCAGTAACAGCGACTGTGCTGCCAAATGTTGCTGCTTTTTCAGTCTTTAGGCCGTTGTAACGGACAACTGGGACAAAGCTTTCCAGTAAATCTTTCTTATGTGCCATGTTTTCTCCTTGTTATCCTTCTGGAGTTATTTCGCTCCGTAAAAGGCGAGTTATTAGTCAATAGATAGGTAAGCTGCTCGGTACTCAGTGTCAACTAGTGCTTCGTACGCAGTACCAATTTTGGCCTCACCAGCTGCGTCGACAGCTTCGACCGCACCAGCTACGCCTGTACCGATAGTAAGTTCTAGTCCCTTAGCTACTGCTTCGTCAGCAAGTACAGCACACTCACCGCGAGTTTGTACCCAGCCGTAAGATCCTGCTGCAATAGTGACGTTTGGAACACCTACAGGGAGATCGGCCTGGTCGGTTGCTGAGATAACAGTACCATACCAAGGGTTTCGGAGTAGGGTTGCTTCACTGACGTCGATAGTCAGCGCTACTGGGACTGGTTCTTTCAGGTAAACAGTGAGTTCGCCTGCGCCGGTTAGTACTGTGTTACCAGATACTCGGCACGATACACCTTCGCCAGTTGCGTCGCTGATGGTCAACGTACCACCTGCGTATTCATCGGCTGTAACTGCACCAGCTGAGTCGATAATAACCGTAGTAGTGCCTGCTGCATATGTGCGAGCAACTGTCTTGTTGACTACATCTGAGTCAACATCTGAGTTGACTACCAACTTACCTGGGTCAAGCGCAGATGCACCAGCAAGTGTGTAACGATAAATCTTCTGATCATCGTCTCTACCCTCCACATAGCGAGTACCAACGTTGTGCTGCTTGGTTGTACTCGTCTCTCGTGTGTTGATTGCTATTAGGTTTTGTGACATTGTAACTTCTCCTTATCCTACGATTCCGGTTAATCGTGCGTTACGTTTTGGATTACGGTGAATCAGGTTACCCATGATCATCAGGAAGCCTGCCGAACCGTACTGGTTGATAGATTCCATCATGTCGCGGAACTGAATGCTCGATGGGAGCTTCGCTTCGCTGTAGTAGCCCTCTTGCTCTTCTGGGTTTGGTGATACGCTCTTAACACTCTTGCTTGTTGAACGAAGTACTGGGAATTCCATGTAGTGTTCGTTGATAAGGAATAGTGTCTGTGAGGTAGCTTTGTCGTCAGCAACAAATGGGATTTTGCGGAAGCTTAGGCTATCAAAACCGCTAGCACCCTGTAGTGCTGTAGCGGGTACGCTACGGCCGATAGGTGTGTTACCGTTGATAGTGCTGTAGCCACTTAGTCCGACTGAATCGTACTTAGCTTGGACAGCTGCGTAATGGAGACTTTCAAAGATGCTCCATACTGCTGGAGTCATGTAACCGATGTTTGGTCGTTCCATTTCGATACCCGAGGCGCTTGAGCTATCGATGGCTGTTGCGATTTCCTCAAATGTTAGTGTAGCTGCTGCGTCAACGTATGCGTTGATGTTTGCGCCGTAAGTAGCGCGAGCAAGTCCACCGTATGTACTAGTAGAAGTTGAGTCGTCGGCGATAAGGCCGAAGCCGTCAAAGTTCTTACCTGAACCGACACTGTAGAACAAGTCACCTACGCCGTTAAGCATAGAAGTCTTAGCCCTGTCCATAATGCTCGTTAAGTAGCGGATAGACTGAGCTTCGCCAGCATTAACATCCTGCTCCATGCCAGAAGCGACAACCGACTGGTAGTAACCTTTAACGTACCAGCTAAGTTGCTTAGTATTGTTGGTTTGTGCAGTCGAGAACTGATCGAGGCCGTCGAAAGCGCCGCCAGTTGAGTCGTTATCGATTTGTATTGTTTGGTTGAGTACGTGGCCAGACCATGTACGACCTAGTTGGACTCCGAGGACACGTGCAGTTGCAACGTTTCCATCATTCTTCGTATCAACAACTTTCGGGAGAATTTTGTTGTACGTTATGTCGGTGATTCTGTTGTTGAATACCATTCCTTTTGCTCCTTTTATTATAAATAAAAAAAGACCACGCGACTCGGGTCTTCTCTAGCTAATAATAGCATACCGACGACTTGTATACAACAAACTATTTATTTATGAGATCATTTGCGTCTATAGTCTTAATCTCTGGGGTTAATTCTTGTAGAGCATCGTCAACTTTTTTAAGCATTTCCTTAACATCAGCCGTCACTGATGTATGAGACAATCGCCTAGATAATAACTTGGCTTCATGTTCGGATAGTATTTTTTTGTTGACTAGGATAGCTAAAACTAATGTTACTTGTGGATTCATCGTAGGCCCTCTTCTTGGATTATCATATCAGCCAAACGACTGAGCGGAATGTTATTATTATTTGGCTTTGGCTTATTAATATCGGTCGATGATGGGGCATTTGTTAAGCTAGCCACCTCTTTGCGCTCGTTGATGATAGACTGTTTTTTATCATCTTTTTGCACTTTCTCACCCTCAATCTGCATAAGTTGCTTGGCGACATAGAGGCTTGTAACTGTACCTAGGCCCTTGCTAGACAATTCCTTGTTCTTCGTTTCCATATAGTTAAGAATGGCATTCAGTTCTTTAACGGCGGCACTCTCTAAGAACTTAGGATCGTTAGGGTCGCCATCAATCTTTGGCACGAGTCCAGCATCAGCCATAGCGGTATACTCAGAACGAAGTCGTGCGTTATCTGACTGAGCCTGTGCAATAGCACTTGTCTCTTTGGTGTATGTCTCTTTAGCGCCGTTGTACGTCTTAACTGCATTATCAAAGGCTTGCTCGTTGGCCATAATGCCCTTTTCAAACTTGAGCTGTTCGATGTTGTTCTTAGCTTTAAAGCCATCAGGGAACGCCTTTTCAACGTCGTCAAGTAGTAAGAACTCATGTGTTTTACCGGTGTCGTCAACAACTTTTACTGGGGTGAGCTGTGAAACTAGGTACTGACCAGCTGGGATAACATCCTCAAATGGTTTGATACTCCCATCTTGTTGCACAACATCATCAATAGACAGATTCAGGTTGTCTAGGAATGTCTTAGCCTCTTGCACTGTTTCGGTGGCGCTAGTGTCCGGCGTATCAGTGATAGACGACTCGACTACAGGTTCGGTAGGGGGTATGTCGGGTTTATCGACAACATCGTCTTTGTCGTCAACAACTGGTGGTTCGACTGGTTTATTATCGTCTTCGACGATCGGGGTGTTAGTTGTATTATCTATCGCTACTGGTTCTTCGGTAGCAGAGTTATCATTTGTTAAACCCTCTTCAGCGATAATAGCGTCCACTTCTTGATCTAATCCTGGCATTCACAAGCTCCCTATTAAATTAACTTGATTGTATCACATTACAGGTGGTAACGGTAGACTAGCTGGGGCTTCTGGTGGTGGTAATGGTGCTGCGCCAGCACTAGGTGCGCCCTCTGGTTGGGCCATAGCGTCTGGTATGGAGATGCCAGCATCAATACCGGTTTGCTCTGGTTGTGGATATAAATCGTCTTGTGTAAGGTTGTTAATGGCCATTAGTTTGTCGAGTTCAGCCTGTAGGTGGTTCTTGAATGCGCTCTGTACCTCGACTGGTAGCGTGGTGAAGTCATTTGAAAGTAGTTGCTTTTTGTGTGTTTTAATGTGACGAGTATCGACATCGTCCCTTGGCTGGACTTCTTGACCTTGCTTGATAAGTTCATAGTCCTCGACTGCATTACCGTCTTGCTCATCGTTTTTAATATCCTCGATAGTCGTAACAGGATCGATTTGCTCTTTAAGTACACGTTCAACATGCTTGCCTGGGTTCGGTACGTCAAGGAACTCATAGAGGGATAGTAGGGATATTTTACCCATACCGGCCAACTCCATAGCAACTTGCTGTAGTCGTGATTTATCCATAGGGAGGGTAGAGCCAGCTTTGACGCGAACCTTAACACCATCTTCAATATCGTCACGATTGATGGCGAAGAAGTCATAGCGTCCATCTTCGCCCAATACCGACACGTAATGATCTTCGGTATAGTAGACCTTAACCATGTGCAATAGCTTATTGAAATAGTCATCCAGACCACGGTCAACAGCCCTAACAAGTAAGTCCTGTCGACCCTGTGCCTGGTTACGCGCCATAAGGTCTTGTGTGGCCGTCTGGTTGTTATTCGACTCACCCCTGAGCTGTGGCGGTGTTCCAAAGATCTCGTGTAGTGACGATGCAAGACGCTGTATCTCGTTAATTACAAACGCGGGTATCTGGTCGGCCTGTATCACGCCGTATGCGCTACGAACGTCCTGGGCGTCAACGAGTATCTTTTCCCACGGCTCGCCCTTTATCTGATCGGCTGCGGGCTTTGGTAGGGCTTTTTGATTAAACACCAGGACTGGCGAGGCATGGGCAATACCTTTTTGGATTTGCCTACCGATGCGGTTAATCATCTTTTGTAGCGGTATCACCTGGTCAATAGGGCCATAGCGGTCAATCCAGTGTGAGCCATCGTTGATATAGTTGAACGGCACGATGGGTTTGCTTGGCTGTGGCAAGTAGTTGGTAGCGCCCTCGACATCTTCATCATATATCCAGTCGGGCGTCTTATTTTTAGCTAGCACTACATCGTCAAAGTAAGCGACAACCGCTTCGGTTGGTTTGCCCTCAATATACACAGTGACGTAAACTTTGCGCCAGGTGATAGGTGACTGCAGCTTGTCCTGTACCTTGTCCTTAATCTTGGCAGCGGCTTTCGGGAACATTGCGATAAGCTCTTCGGCGGTATTCTGTCGATTGCGGGAGAAGAATGCGGGGTTTTTTGATTGTTCAGCTCGCTTATCCACGATGGCGTTGCGGGGCGTAATAAAGCTAGGCTTAATATCGCCATTCGTACCACAATTTTCGTCCCATTCCAGTTCAATAATACCTACATAGTTGTTGAGCATCGAAAGCACCACATTGCACAATATACCCTGTAGGTTATGGTTTTCTGAATGGTATCGTAATAGCCCCGATACATTAGAGGCCAGGCGTCGTGATTCTGGTGTATCCTGCGATGGATATACTTCAACTTCCGCTAGGCGGGCAGTAACATAGGCCGACACTACCTGTTCAGCGGTAAATATCTCGTTCTGTGTGTATGGTGAGCCATTTGATACAACACTAGAATCATACCACTGATCGCCGGTCACAAAGCGGTTGTTGCGCTCCCTGCGGCTTTTTAGGTTAAAAGACGATGAATCGTCCCAGAATGTTCGACTATCGTTAATTCGTTCATTGAGTACCCTGGTTATAGCTTCGTCACTAAGGTCTAGCGCAAATGCGCTATACGATTCAGCAATACCCTCTTGATTGTCGAGTGCATCTACTTTTGTGTCTTCCCTATACCTAGCCATTGAGTCGTCTTGCATATACAGATTTTTCCTATATAAAATAGCCAGAAGTAAGCTCTGGCCTTTGGGTTAAGTATATCATAATCCAACCCCAACCCCATCGAAATAAATTATGTAATAGTGCTTCGGACGGCAAACACCACACACCCTTGTCACCCTAAACACGTTCAAAGGTACTTCCGTTCCGAATGGCTGGTAACCGTCAGCCGCAACGGCAAACTTGCGGTTCATGCTCATGAGCCAGTGGCCACAATAGATACAGTGTACCTTGACCTCTTCCTTAACAATCGTAGGGTCGACAATCAATGTCGTGAACCGGGCATTGTCTAGTATTATCGGCTCTTGGTTTACCATTCTTCACTCCCACTATTTCGGTTCAATATTGCATCTAGGCTATCACTAAAGCCTATCCCATTGATAGCTATTGCTGCACTTGGCGCAGATTGTGACTCTGGGCTAGAGCTGTAGTAGTCGCTAGGGTTGCCCGAACCCTGTGAATTATAATTAACGCTAAAGTACTCTAGCTCGGTGCGGTGGTGTGAAGTCCAGTCGTGTACAGGCTTGTTGATGGGCGTGACGGATTGCGAGGTATCTTCCTCTCTCTTTGGGTAGCGAGCCGAGGCGATACACTCAATAAACCACTTAGTGCGTGGGGTGTCGTTGATCTGCAGATTCATAAGGGTACGCTTTGCCGCATCGCGCCGAGCCGTCCAGGTATTCTCTTGGTCGTTCGTTTGTACGTTTATACCAAACTTATGCCGTAGTATCTCATAAGGACTAATGTTGCTCTCAACGTGTTTAGATTTGCCCGATGGGTCGCCATAGAATACGAAACTACCCCATAACTTAACCTTATCTATAAAGTCGAGATCGTCCTGTGAGTATACAAAGTCTGAGTTTATATCCTTGCCGAAGAATGGGGCGTACCAATCTATTATTTGTCCATAGCTTTCGTAGGCATCTAGCAGGAGTATTTTATTTGAGTTGGGTATGGGTTGGTAGTACCCAAGGGCAACAGCGTCAAGCCCGAGGTCAATAGATATATAGATAGGCATGCGCGGATTGTATTCGTACTGACCAACAGGAACATTATTAACCTCTGGGTAGGGTCGACCGACACCAGAGTATTCCCACGATATGTCTAGCTCGTGCAACACCTCTTCCTCGGTACGGCGGGTTTTTTCGTATTCATACCACGCATTGTCTTTGTTGGGGTGCAAGCGCCAGTGCCATGTACGCACCTTAACCTTGCCAGAATAGCGCAGGTTCTTAGCATACGATGGTTCATCTGGTGGGGTAGTTACGGCGTGGCGACACCTCGTCGCGTCACCTGCAGCAGTCCATGAGCTACGTGCGTCAGGCCAAAACCCAAGCTCATCAAACAATACATCATCAAAGCGCCCAGCGCGTGAAAAGTTTTTGTTGCTAGACTCACCTGTGATTGTATTGCCAGTCTCAGGGCTTACTAGCTTCATATAGGTGCGATGCTTCTTTTTGTCAAACCCTTTAGGTAAGAGAAGTGGGTCTTTGATATGCTCGATGAAATAATCAATCTTTGGGAATAATGACTTTAGTGTACCGTCGTCAACGTATTCTTCTTTGCGTGAACCAAGCAAACTCTGGTAGCTATCGGCAGTACACCAAAACCAAAAACGCACCGCAAGGGCTAGCCATGATGCACCCATGTCGCGGGACTTCTCGTCAAATAGGTCGTAACCTATCCTTATGGCATCAACTAGCTCTAGAACGTATTGTTCCTGGAATGGGTAGAGGTTAAAGTCTAGGTGGTGAGGCGCTGCCTCGGGGCGTGGGTCATAGGTCTTTAGATAGTTCTTAATGAAAAATACAGGGTCTTGTCTAGCCCTGCGACGGTCAAGCTCTTGTCTAGCCAATTCAGCTACCTGAGTAGGTATATTAGTCATTTATATCATCCATGACGTTACTTAATCCCCAATTTCATGAAACATTTGTATAAAGCCGTCATAATGGCATCACATTGAGCACATTCTTTGTTGTGATATATCATGATGTGGTTATTCACCTGCTAATTTCTTGAGTTCATCGATTGTAAGCCCTGCGTATGGGTTTACCCTTTCTCCACCGCTCGTAACGTCTATATGATCACCGTACTTCTTTGGCTTCATCTTCGCCATGAGCCATTTGCGGGTATCAACACGAAGGCGTGACCTCTGTATAACGTCATTATTGACGACTTCATAAGTGCCACCATTTTTGTTCTCGCGCTCAATCCAATCATTAGTGCCGTTATCAGCTATATCAAGAATATCTTCTGCCATAGCATCAGTTGACTCTTGTTTAGCTTTCTCGTATTGCTCCGAAAACTCTTTGTTCTCTCTGAGCCACTTGAACATAGTTGACATCGCTGGTAATGATTCATCCCTTGAGACGGTACGCATAGATATACCCAATGCAAGCTGTTCACATATCGCGTCAGCTAGCTCTTGTGTGTATTTTGTAGGTCTACCGATAGCTGTTTCCTTAGAGTCTTGAGGTGTTATACCTACTTTATTCATGCTCATAATATACCACAGTGATTATGGCTCTGCATAGTTACTAAAGCGGGAAACTACGACTTTCTATTCCTCTGGCTCAACCTCACTCACCAGATCACTTAGGTAGCTGTCAAACATTGTCGAGCTCACTCTGGTTAGGCTGGGTCATTTGGTTTTACCTCCCTTACGTTTCCCCTCCAACCACTCCTGGCAAGCGTCCCTGATCGCCTCAACCTCCTCCGGTAGGATTGCGTAGGCTACGGAACCAATCGAGTCATCGACATCGAGGGCCTTTTTGAAATGTTCACTCAGGTCGTCGGTGTTATCCGGTTTGTTCACAAATAACCATAGTCCTTTGTCTTTAGTATTGACGATGCGGGCGGTGGGTTTCATGCCTTATCCTTCATTAGCGAGGTTATAACTGATACAGGAACGACCATGACTGCATATCCCGTATTGTTTTCTCTTTCAATACTGTCGGCTGTATCCTGTTCTTTCAGCACCTTCTTTCCGAAGGCCTGGACTGCTTGGTCGGTATAGGCTTCGATTTCTTCTAGTATCTTGAACCTCAAGCCCTGTTCAATACAGATGTGGTAAGCAAAGTTTGTTGAGTCAGTATGCCTTCCGCATTTGCATACGCCACAATCTCTGAGAAGTTTTGTAATGGCTTTTTTCAGCTCTTCTGTGTTCTCGGTGGGTGATGTCATAGTTCAACTCCTGCTTTCTCTAGGGCTATAACGAGCTTGAGGAGGGCTTTGAGGGCAGTCCTATCGTCTCCGTAGTACCAGGCATCTTTATCAGAGTCGTAGAAGCTCGCTGTCGCCATTACACCATTGTCAACTATCTCGTACCGTGGTAGCTTCTCTAGTAGGTAGTCTGAGGTATAGAGAATTACGACCTCATTTTCTTCTCTAAATCGTGCTGTCTCGGGGCTGTTTCTGTATCGGTATGAGTCTGCGTCATAACTAAAACGGCTCACTTTTACTATCTGTTTGGTCGGTTTGTGTAGTCGTAAGTAGTAATCTAGTGTGATATTGTCCCACCCAGTCAGCTCATACACCTTCTTGCAAAGGTCGAATAGCTCATGTTCTGTGTCGGGTGATGATGTATCTTTGCTCATAGCTCCTCCTCTTTGGTTACATAATGTTTTCGTACAGGTTACATTCTTGATCTGTTATTTTGGTGGATTGGTTACATAGAGCGTATGGTGCTAGACACCGCCAGCTTTCCACTGGCTTGAAGTCTCACGTACGTTAGCTTACTTTTATCAGGGCTATAGACCCACTGATGTCCAGCACTACTACGCTCTATGGATTGTTAAGTTACATCTTTAGTTAGTTCAGCGATACCGCCGTCGATGTAGCCACGCTTATAGGCTTCTTGCTCTCGCTCGGCCACTTCACTTGTGAGGGTGTAGTTGGCGGTGATGTAGTCAATGATCTCTGTGTTCAAATCACCCCAATCGGGCGATGTAGCGAAGCCATTATATTCAGGACCGCCTAACCAGCCAGTTAGGATGTCCGACAGGTGTTCTCTTAGCTCACTCTGGTTAGGCTGGGTCATCTGTTCATATACCTTTCAACGTCGCTCATACCCCAGTTGTCTATGCCATCAACATACTCCTTGAAATCTTCCCATTTATCACCAAGTTTCTCCTGTGCATCTTCAATTAGGTGACGTTTTTGCTCTAACTTCATATTATGCAAGCAGGTATCGCAACCAAAAAACTCGTGGTTAAAGTCATACTCATATTCACAGATTTTACTCATACTATTTCACCTCCTTTAACAGCTGCCAGTAAGGTGAATAATGTAGCATTACAACAGGTTCATCGTCTGAAAACATATAGATGCGGTTTAGCTCGTTCATTACTTCGGGTGTAACCTCTATAAGAAAGTTATTTTCGTTTGTGGGCGTGCTCATACTATTTCACCTCCTTTAATTTTGCTCGCTCGGCTTGGATAGCCTCAAGTGACACGACCTGTCCAGCGTCATATTGGTCATCAGCCGCCCAGAATTGCTCTTGTTCTAGCCTATCAAGCACCTTAGCTATTTCAGCGTTGGTGTGAGCGATAATAGCCTTAACGGTAATAACATCAGTTATAGCCTTGCTGCGTATACCACCAGCAATTTCAGATGCTATATCTGCTCTCATAGCCCTATTGTGGTCAGCAATGATTCCCTCTATCCGATTGATGTCTAGCTCCTGTTCATTCGTAGGGTTACTCATCTCCACCTCCCTGCAACTCACCTATCCACTCCACCAGCGCCTCATACACTCGGTCAGTATCAATCGCGTGATCTGGGTCGATGTTGGCGTCTATGATTGCACCGAGTTCTGAGGCTATGAGTTGCTTGATAGCTCGTCTGGCGTCGGCTCGTGATTTCGTCATGTAGCGGTTCGGGTTAGTCTTCGTGACTAGTCCAAATAGTACTTCGTCTAATTTGTCGTCTAAAATTTGTCTAAAATTGTATATAGGTTCAGCTTTAGACGGCTTAACCCTCAGCCCCGTCCCCTCGGTTATGCCGTCCAGGGCGTCGAGCGTGCCTTCAAATAGGTCTGTTCCGTTATTGTTCATAGCCTCACCCATCTTTCCCATATGTACTCTTGGTTGTACCAAAAATTATTTAGTTTAAATATCTGGTAGTCTAGTAGCATGTTGTCTAGGAGGCTATGGTTTGTCAGACTATCTAGGCTGCTCATTATTCAACCTTTTGCTTTTACCTCTACGAGATATTGTGCCACCCTTGGCCCCAGCTATAGCAGCTAGTTCGGGGTTAGCGGCAAAACCGCCAGTTGTCCCATTTTTACCACCTTTAGCACCTATAATCTTATAGAAATCTGGATTACTGGTTAGATTCTTTGCGGCAGCTTTTAGGCCGCCAGTTCGTGTTCCTGTCATAGTATTATTTACCTTTCCTGTTAAAAATATTACTTACAAATGATTTATGTCGTTCTACTTCATTCCTGAATGCTTTAGATCGTCGTTTTAATGATTTATCTGAGTATTCGATGAGTCCTAGGTTATATAACTCTCTACGTCGTCTGGTTATAGTCTCCGGTCTTGTACATTTAGACAGATTCCAGTGTAGACTCTTTGACTCGTCCCAACCGTCAAACTCTATCCAGTATTGTTCTAGTAGGGTAGCGTCGTTGTCAGCGGCACTTGGAAACTCTTGGATTATCTTTAGTACGTTAGCCTGTTTCTTAGATAGGTCTATGTCGTCCATATTATTCGTCTGCCAACTTTTTGTTAACGTAGTCGGCTATGTCGCTAAATTCTAAACAATCTAGTACATCGTCGATAAAAAACTGTGTAACTACTTGGGATAGATCAATGTTAGTTAATGTTACGTTAATTGACTTACTATCATCGGGGTCAACGCTCATTCCATCGGCGTATAATTGTATACTGTTTTGCATCTGTTAAATCCTTTCTACTTGATTTATTAAATCTATAATAGCAAACTTCTAATGTTTTAACAATAGTTTTTTTATAGATTATCTTTGTACTTTGTATTGAGATACATTGTCCAGGCTGTATAACCATCACCGGACCATTTTTTACGTTCTGTATAGACTCTATATGCCACTCTTATGTTAGTAGCTAGATCGTTTACATCATCGTTCTTACCGTAGTGTAAACAACCAACCTGTAGTGCGCCGTATGAGCCGACACATATAACATTGCCCTTAGAGTCTCTATGAGTCTCACTAGCTGTTAGATTATGTCGCTTTGGCTCACAAGTCCCATTCTCGGCTCTTGCTATAGCGAATATAATGTTTACATCCCATCCAGGGTATTTAGATACCTCTAATCTAACCTTTTCGCAGGCGGTTAGAGGCTTTGTAGCTTGAAAGGTATCTTTTACCTGTTTGATATCTTGCGTAGCTTCTGGAGCATATGAATGCCCTTCTACAGCTACTTGACTGCTTTTAAACCGGTAACGATAGCGTCGGCTTTTGCACTTGCTTTAGATTCAATGTCCACTGCATAACCACCGTGATAGTACCATCCGGCCCAAAAGCTAATACCTATTACGAACATTGTGTAGATGATCGCCCACGGTAGCAGTGTTTTAAACTGTACCATTATAGGTTGTTTGCGTGGTCGTATATCCTCGCTTAGTTTGCTATTCTCTGTTACTTTAGTATTCTTTGGCATTGTTTTGCTCCTTTTCTCGGCAATTCATACCCAAGCACCTCGGCGCTATTTGACACTAGCTTATCGTGTCGTGGAGTGGATTCCACACTCTGCTAGGCTGGTTGCTCAGGTATGAACTGCCGAATTGTTAATGTTTTTGATAGAGTTTTGCGAGTGCCTTTTAGCGTTGTGGCGTGGTACTCTGCATACCGTCGCGTTCTCTGGTCAAATCTTTTCTACTTGATTTGATACTTTCAGTATAACAAACCGCTTGTGATTTGTCAATAGTCTTTATGGTTATTTTTAAATATTGTATCTTTTCCGATATTGTTCTAGGGATAAACTCCCTTTTTTTGAATTGCACAACCCGCAGCAGAATCCTATATTCTCCTGATCGTACCTAAGTTCGGGGGCGTCACTACGACTAATTTTATGGTCTAGAGTTATGTCCTGAGTCTCTACCCATCTATTACAAATATAACATTCATAATACCCCTCGTGATTAGATGGATGTAATTCTAGGTATCTTGTTCTGAACAATCGCCAGGCTTGTTCGTGTTTTCCGCCTTTTTTGATAGGCGTCCGCTCTGGTTGCTTCTTTGGCTTTTGGGGGCAGAATGTTTGCTGGTGGTATATGCTTTGACATATAGTACAGGGTTTTGGCATATATTAAAAAGGTATATCAGCTAAGTCGATAGGTTTATCTGAGTCAATATCAGACTTTGTTAATACTGTGCTGATAACTTCGTGTTGTTTCAAAGGTTTATCATCTTCTTTTGACTCTATCTGATTAACGTAGATTCTACCATCCCAATCTTTTGATATAGGTAATGTATCTATTTGCATATACATATTTGAGAAATGAGGTGAGGCAAATAGAACCCCTATGTCTGCGTAACGATTTTTGCTTTTACCGTCTTGCTCGTAACTCCCTATCCGTGCTCTCAGTCTTGCATATAACTTGGGCCTGTTGTCGTCCATTATTTTATCTCCTTTAATATCTCAATCATTTGGTTTACTTTAGCTAGTGCATCTCGTTCGTACAGTTCTTGGCTGTCAATAAACTCTGCAACATGTTCGCGTTTAATCTCAATTACATAATGAACACAGTTATCAAGTGCAACTCGATCATCATATAATCCAAAATACAATGTTTCTAAGTCAAGATTTATCATAAAGTATTGAATCACTTGAGCAGTAAAATCTGAGGTAGCAATTTTTAAGCTATTCAGTGGGTTATACCCTGGTGTCTTTTTGGCTATCCAGTCATTTAGTATAGCTTGTAAGTGGTTCTTAGTATCTAAACTTTTGTTTTCTGCGGCATAGGTTGGTTTTTTAGAGTCTTCGGATGCATCAGGTGAAACACCAAGTTTACCATCATCTGAGAGCCACATGCCAGGGTCTAAATTCAAATTTAGTTTATACTTTTTGGCCGTGAGTTCAAGCCCCTCATTCTCAAGCCTTAAACCCCTATCTCGCTCTGGTTCGCCGTCTTTTGATACAGCGACCGTCTCTGCGAGTAGTTCGTAGATTCCTTGAGGTATACCGCTGCCCCTTTTAGGTGGCGCTACCTTATTAGCTTTAGTGCCTGTAATAACCCCTCGTCGCCCCTCTAACCATGCCTCTCGGTCTTCACTTTGTGATACTGCTATAATCTGCATTACTTTTTCTCCAGATTCTTACGCAATCTATCTTTTTGCGCCTGTAGTTTGTCTCTAACGGCTGTAGTTGCATACGACGGACTAAAATCAAACGTATTCTTTCGGTTTAAATCGCGTCCAAATATCTTACCTATATGATCGACGGCGTCTTTAATAGCAAACGACTTTGCAGCCGGTAGTGCTTTCATAACAGCATCTTGTTTAATATGAGCCAGATCAGCAGCCGTAAAGCCTTTATCTGTCTGTACTCCGACAGCACCAACACCGTCTTGGCTCATCCATTCACCGCTAATAGGGTGTTTATAGTGAACTCGTACTGTAACAGCTATTGAGTTAAACATTACTTCTGTTTTTAAGATTTCTACTTTCCAATATTGAAAGATCTTATCAAGTGTTAATTCAGTATTTCCAATAGGAATATACTTAACACCTTTAACCATAGGATGTTCTTCAATGAATATCTCTGGTGGTTCTTGGTTTACAAACTCTAAGAACTCATCAGCACGAGCAAACTTTGCAAGTTCATTCGTTTTGACAATCTCCGATAATAGCTTATTGCTCATTTTAAATCCTTTCTACTTGATTTATGTACCTATTATAGCAAAAACATAACAACAATGGAAGCCCTATTTTTACTAATTCTGTTAGAAATGTTAAAATAGAGTTGTAACCACTCGCTTTTGTCTTTTCTGGTTCGCCAGACTAACAAAATCCTTTTCTACTTGGGGCGAGTGGTTTTTTTGATATAAAAAATCTAGCGCCACGAGGGTGGAGGCGCTAGATAAACAGATGCGTCTGCTGTTAAGCAATGTACGAGGGGTAACCTATGGCGATATTATAGCATAAAAAATGTAGTGGTAATTATATTTGAGAGTTGATTTTTAAGTGGTTTTCGTTTATATTTAGTATCAACTTGTCCGTGTTCATAGAACAACATGGATGAGGGGTATAGGGGTAAAAGATTACCCGCTATTGCTAGCGGGTGTCCGTGTTCATAGAATGTTACTATTATAGCAAACATTAACCTTTATGCAAATACATTTTCTATCGTGTGTGTTGTATGACCACACATTGACAACTAAGACGTATCGAGTGCAGACGCAAAACCTGGCTCTGTTCTACCGCCCAACAACCAGGTGGCTGGTGTGCACTCGAAACTGAGCTGATACAGCGTGGACAACTTTACGCTTGAAGCTGATAGAGAATACCCTGCACGATGTTGGCCATACCAGTCAACAAGGGCGGCCCTATGGCTTAAAGCTCTATTAACCTAGATTATGATAATCAACCAAATGGGGCGGGTCTAACCCATCCATCTGTTTAAAATCGGCCATAGCCTGTAGATACTGAGACTGTAGTTGATTGTACTCTGATGATTGCTGTTCTTTAAAATCATAGTTAAACCGCTCCACCATCTGAACGGCTAGCCTAGACATATCCTCCAAAGCCTGTTTTCGGTTAAACCAGTTTATCTTTTCCACCAAAGTCCTCTGTTGTTACAAGCTCCATATCTAAGAGATACTTAGCAAAGGCTACCTTTTTTTCTTGCCTAGGCGTTAGTTCCTGTACCTTAACCTCTGGATAGCCGTAGGTATTGTAATAGGCTTCTCGATCAGCCGGTAATGCCGTGAACTCCTCAATCACCCTATAGCCGTTGTTATCCATGAAGGCGTGTATAGAGTCAAAGTTGGCAAGTGACTCTCTAAATATCCTCCATTTGCTGCCATGCGAGTCAAAGAACAGATGGTCGAAATGAGGCTCATTCTCATGTATATAGACCTCGGCATTATCTGGTCTTAGCTCGTGGCGCAAACCTTCGACCTCAAATGAAAATCTTGGACTGTCTCTTTTCTTTTTTTCTGGATTTTTCTCACCCATATGATTCTCCTAAATCAATTACGGTTTTGTGACTAGGCATACCATCCCTTAGAAATGGTATCTGTGATCTGAGGGCGCTTATACATAACGAATTAACACCCTGTTCTATCTCACTTGGCCTACGTTCGTTAGCTCTGTCTAGTAGACTTGTGAACAGATCTATGTCAGTGAATACGTCGCCTGTTTGGTCAAACCTAAACGAAAGCCAGTTCAGCGTCGGGTATAGCGGCACTGGAACTGGCGATGTGTCTCGGTGTAGTAAATTATGGGCCGTTCTAGCCATACGTGGGGCTAGAAGCTTACGGCGAAGTATCTGACCGTCGACCCTCGCCTCCCATGCTTTACGATCGTGCAATAGGTGGTGAAGGTCTCTTTCGGGCATGGCTAGAAAGGTAAGACGCCGTTAGCGTTGATGTTGTCATTCTTGTGGACGAACTTGTCCAGGCCCTTGAGGGCTGCGATAGCCCCAGTGATAGCAACTAGTCGCCAGTCCAGGTTGCCAGCTTCTATACCACTGATGATTAGAGGTAGCGCTGCGATAACAGCGACCCTCCCGGTCTCTTTTAGTCCTTCGATGATTGCCGATGTGTTCACTACTTCCTCCAATCCTTAAATATTCGATCTAGAAAATCAGTTATAGCTTTGATGATTGACTCGATAGCGGATAGACGCTTGTTCTGCTCATCGTCGACGGTAGGGGTTGGAACTGGTACGGGCGTAGGTGGCGTGATCGGTGGGGTAACTACAGGCGGAGGCGTAACAACTGGTGGTACTACTACAGCCGGTTTATCCGCAACGTCGCCAACATTGACACCGTTGTTGATTCCCTTGCCGTATGAGTACTCAGATAGGTAGTAGCTTGAACCTAGCGGATGCTTTGCGATTGCCGATACCTCTAGCTCTGTTCCCTTTGGTAGTACTTTGAGGCTCTTAGCTGCTCCCCATGAGGCAAAGTTCAAATCCCACAGGCTAGCGTCCTTGTTGGTTATGACGATCTTGTTGGCGATGTCTGTTATGACGAGTTTAGGTGTTGGTGGCGTCACAACTGGTGCGGGTGCGGCAGCGTTGACCAGGCTAACGATATAGTCACGCTTTTCCATGATTCTAGCTGGACAGGCCGTAGCGGTATCGGACACTTCACTGTGTCCATAGATAGCGGTTGCACCGTTCAGGCTAGCGTCCTGTGGTCGCCAGAAGTCAGCAATGACTTTACAGTCGCCGTCTCGCAGTGTGTAGTTGCGATAGTCGCCTAGATTTTCGATGCCGATAGACTTCTGGTTGGTTGCCCAGTTACCAGCATGCCAGGTGATCATGCCCCAGATGTCACTTATCAGTGGCACTAGGCGGTATCCAGCGGCTCTCTCAGCGTCGGTAGCGTCAGGAGTGGCAGCTGTTACCCTTTGCCCTGCTAGATGGGCTTGTGAGTAGGATGGTTTACCTGTGTAGGGATTAGTTAGATCGGTAGCGATAGCGCCGTTTTGATATGCCCTGGCCTTGCCGTTGTCTGAAAACCATTGCGCTAGTTCGGCTTTGGACTTCTCCGACCAGAGCGGTGTGACAGAGTGATGCGGTACCAGTGTATTTACCTGTGCTTTACTACGATTTGCCATATATCACCTCCTTAGATTTTTAGAAACTTATCTAGCCCATACATGGCTAGTACCATCAAAACGAGCATGATTATTGCAGCACCGGCCACTTTGCCAACGATGCCGTCTTTCCAGCTCTGGATGTCTTTGACACGTACATCAATGTCTCTGATGTCCTTGTATATAGCATCATGGTCGAGTTTGGCCTGTTGGCGTGATCGTTCGATGTCAGCATGAGTAGCAAAACCAGCGGCCAGGCCGTCCAGTTTCATCTCGAAGCGATCAATTGCTTTTTCGACGTTCAGCATACGAAAGGCTATAGCGTCCTGCGATGAGCCGACTGATTCTGGTTCCACCTGACTAGACATAGCGGCTTAGAGTTCAGGGTTTCCGTTAGGGTTGATCATTTTAGGCCACCTCATAACTACCATTCGACACAATAAAGTCGGTATTGGCCCAGGTATGAGGAACTGTCGAACTAAGAGCCGTAATTGATACATAGGTCGAGGCCGCCCCATGCACATACACAAAGGCGACACCGGATGAGGACATGTGGATGCCCATTTCCTTGATGTTCGTTGGTGGCTGGAGTTCGTCTTCTGACATGTCGGTATTATTCCTATGCTTTCTCATACTCGCCGATTATCGTGATGTAATCTCCGCTCGCAAAGGTGAACGGTACAGCAGCGGCTACGGAAGTATGTCCTACATACGTTGCTGACGAGTTTTCTGCAAAAAGTACAGCGGTTGTAGTTGACAGCCATGCACACATCAGTGGATAAATCACACCTCCATTGTCGTGCGCAACACCGTTTCCAATTTGTGGATACCCAGCTACATAATTGACCGAGGCGACTGGTAGGGTTAATTTCGGCAGTGTTCCAACGGCGCTTCCCGTTCCATACTGGAAGAAGACCCTAAACTTTACCGTCTTACCAACGGTAGTGTAATATCCCGTGTTAGTACCACCAGCTCCGACCGTTAGGTCTGTCCATGCTGGCGTCCATGCTACCCATGCACCACCAACCTCACCAGCACTAGTAGCTAGTTTCGCGTTAGTGACTGATCCATCAGCTATTTTTGCTGTAGTGACAGCACTGTTAGTAATATTAGCCGTCACCACCGAGTCATTAGTATTAAGCTTACCATCTTTGATGTTGAGACTGTCGATAGTGACACCGTTGGCGCTAGTATGCTCACTTACCGTATCGACCGCCAATGTTGGATTAGTAATAGTAGCGCTATTTATCGTAGGACTAGTTAACACCTTATTGGTTAGTGTCTGTGAACCAGTCAACGTGACAACCGAACTAGGAAATGTTGGGGTACCGCCTATTGTATATGTACCCGTTAGTGTACCGGATAGTGTAGCGCCGTTGATAGTCGGGCTAGTCAATGTCTTAGCGGTAAGCGTTTGGGTGTCGTCAACGCCAACAGGGTGAGAAGTCAGGTCTAAAGCATAATTTGCTGTGGTACGTTTTAGCGCTGTTGCACTATTATCATATATCAGCCACGAATCAACGGCGCGATCAACCGCCGTGAGTAGTGTTTTATCTGGTATTTGAAAATCTGCCACTGTCCAGGTTCCTACGCAGGGGTCGTTACGGTTATACTTGCGCCAGCTGAAAGAGGTCGGTAGATACAATATATATCAACCGCACCACCTGTTACGGTCGTAGTTCCAACAGTTAGGATAATGTCCGCGCCGTCATTAAGAACTTTCATGCCAGGCAATGCTTCAATGCCAACAGCAGGGCTAGCGTCAACCCATATCTCACCATCGTCAAGGTCAGTAGCGGTTGTTTGTGCTATAAGGGACGCCGTATTTCCAGCAACGCCCATTTCGATAGTGGCTGCTCCGCCAGAGGTTAGGTCGGTGTCGCATACTGCAAAGACATTGACGAGACAATTTCCAGTTGCAGTAAAAACCGTATGTGCGCCTGTCGCACCAGTGGTGCCAGCTACAAATGTCCATGTAGACTCTAGTACATATGCCTCGTTATTGTCTACTGTTCGCCAATTTGCGTCACGCTGTAGGGGTGGATTCAGTGCCATTGTTTCTCCTTTAAAAAATAAAAGGCCAGACATGAAGCTCTGGCTATTTAATTGCATTATAGCATATAATGCTCGATGATATAACTACCTACTATTATACTGCATCATACGACCACGCCCAGATAAAGACCTAAACCATATACCCGTGAGCAATTGTTTTCCTTTTCTATATATTATGCCTACATTGTAGCATAAGTGCAATCAAATGAGCTTATATAATCATCACTCTGTGTAGTGCCGTACCTGTATTCATCAACGAGTACACCCACTTCACATTCTCAGTCGCATCGAGGTTTTTGACCCATATCTTTTGACCGAGTACTGCTGTGCTATCCGAGTAGGTGTTGGTGATAAACGGCTCGATTTGGTTGCCAACGATGTCAAATCTAAAGTAACGGTGTGTTGCGTCTTTTCGTAAGTACAAGTACCTACCAGACTGAAACCCACTTGCGCCAGTTGCAAAGGTTTCTGTGCCAATGTAGGTAACTGCTGCCCATGCACCAGCACCAGCCGTACCACTTGCTATGTCGAAGCGGTCGATGAGCGCACCACCGCCTCCACGAGTTGAGTAGATATACCTACCGTCTTGTATGTCAGTCTCCGTCGCCCAAACAGAGTTCCCTGTCTCGCTCACCCAGTCGAGACACATGCCCGTAGTTGGGGCTGCACCCCTAGCACTCGTCGGCGACATAGATGTCCATGAATTACCAGAGATTGAGTACTTATACATAGTAACGGCGTTGTTGCCAGCTAGGTAAATATTATCCTCATTCCCTTCGATGATATACACAGAGGTTGAGTCGATAGTAGCACCCGAGGCTATAGTCAGAGTCGTGCCATCATTGTCAGTGATAGTTCTAATCTGACCAACACCAGTACCGGAGATAATGCGAACCTGGTAGTTAATCCACTGGTCGGCAGTCCAGGCTTTCGCAGAGTTGACGATAGTAGTAGCTGAACCGGAAGTTGCCTTGCCTATAGCAAAACCAGGCTTGCACTCGACTATCTGATATACCGATGTATTATCTGCGCCAGTTGTGATAGCAGCAAAGTTCAGGGTTGTGGCTGTGTTAGAGGTAATCTTGACCATCTGTCCCTCACCTGTGCCGTCTATAATCATCACCCACCTATTCTTATAGGCGTCTACTGTCCATGCTGCGCCACTGTCCACGATAGTCGTTGTTGAACCACTAGTCGCCGTGCCGTTCGCTAACACACCAGCTAGTTTCGCGGTTGAAACAGCCTTACCATCAGTGCCCCATGAGGCGGGCAGGTTGGTGGTGGACAAGTTGGATTGCCAAGCATAAGTACCGTTATCAAAGGTTTTCCATGAACCAGCAGCAGTTGTACCAGCGCCCATAACGTAGAACCGACCTGTTGAGAGTCGGAAAGTGTGTGTGTTTAGGATTGCTGTAGCAACTGCGCTATCCATCGTCAGAGTAATAGTGCCAGCACCGGCGTTGTTCCGTACATTCGTGATCTTGCGACGTTGCCCTGTTGCCGTACCGGCTGAAATGAACTCGATTGTTTCGCCCTCTGCAAAACCATTGATGTTATGAGTAGCAGCTGCAACTGTAACCGTTGTAGTTGAGCCACCATTTGCTGTGTAAGTGATTGACCACGGTGTGTATGCTCCACAAGCTCCAGCACCGAATGTTCCTGCGATAGCACCTGATGGGATTTGCGAGAAACCATCTTGTGAGTGAGAGTAGTAGTGCATAACAGTGTTCGAAGTAACATAGAGCGCCTTATCTTGGTTGCCCGAACCAGGGGCTATGACGAACATGCCAGCCGCCGTTGTGACTGGTGCAGGTGTCATCATTTGAAACTCTTTTCGATGCAGTAGGGGTGTGTTAGAGTTAGTTGCCATATATTCTCCTATAGACTCACGTTATTTATATTAGATAGAACTGCGGTAGTGTTCGAGGTTGCGGGGACGATACTAGAAGCAGTCCAACCGCCCATGCTCGTCTGGTTTGATAAGGTCGTGACGGTCGTGACGGTCGTGACCGTTCCTGACAGGATTGTTACACGTATATCACCGGATATGCCCTTAGCGGAGGCTATGGATTGTACGGCTGTTTGAATTCCATTAAGAATATCTGTTTGTGTCTCTTGGTACTCTTCCGTTGCACCCCCCTCGGGGGCTGTGGTTGAGACTGTTCCAGTTACTTCTATGGGTGCAGCACGAAGTTGAGTGTCCGTAAGCCCACCAGAACCCCCTACATTAGATCCATCAGCATTAACAACAGCAATTGCAGGCCTACCAGTGCTATCCTCACGAAACTTCTGGTGTTCCCAGTCTCCGAGTTGCCTAGTTCCGTTGATAGTATTTGTCATAATTTATAGTAAATGAGCTAGCTGCGAGGTCTAGCCCATTTGTGTTCATTGTACCACTCTGGGCTGTATGCTACAATGATCGCATGCAATCAACAAAAATCCCTATGCCAGGGTATGGATTAGCGGTTATTGACACGACCCAAATAGAGGGAACTCAATTTAAGGGTGACGACCGTTTTGATACACCACAATCTGGCGTACTATTCAGACTACACGAAGACGATTCCACCAAGGAATTTGCCAAAGGAAAAACATTTAACGACCTACTAAATAAAAAAGTCTGGTGGGCAAAATATGCCGATGCCGATGCTACTTTTTACGATACGGCCATAAACGGCGACATTGTTTTTATACAGTTAGATAAATTAAGAGGATATGAATTAAACGATGAAGCCTGATCTATTCGCAAAAGATATTATTTACGGTGACGACGCACGAAGCAAAATAACTGACGGTATTACTACTATGTATGAAGTGGCTCGCGCTGCTTATGGCCCAAAAGCTGGAAATGTCATGTATGAACACAACTGGCCTATCGGTGCTGCAAAACTGTCCCGCGACGGTGTAACCAACCTGAAAAAAGTGACCATCAAAGATCGTGCTGCTAATATAGCCGCCAAAGCTGTGCTACAGGCTAGCGAGAAGAATAATGCCGTCGTTGGTGACGGCACGACTGCCGTTGCTATCCTTACGTATCATCTATATATGGCGGGTCGCAAGCTTATAGGGTCAGGCTACAATCAAATGGAAGTTGCGAAGATGATTGACGAGACGGCCGAAAAGGCCATCGAATACATCGATTCAATCAAGACCCCTTTGAATGAAAAAGACTTGCTGCACGTTGCCAAAGTTTCCTCTGGTGACGACGCTATTGCCGAACTACTTGCCGAAATGGTGAGCGAAGTTGGTGACGGTGGTATTACTGTCGAGGAACATACTGGACTTGGCGTACACGGTGAGGTCATAGATGGCTTTTATATGCGTAAAGGTTTCACCGATGTACGACTAGTGAAAGACGGTGGCAGTCTATCATCTGACTTTGAAAAAGTACCTGTATTCTTAACTGACAAGGTTATATCTGAGGCGCGAGAAATGGCTTCTATTATTAGCCGTGTAAAAAATGCGGGCCATAAAGAGATATTGATTCTGGGCGAGGTTATCCACGACGCACTAGAATACCTTGTCACCGAGCGTGGCACAAACTCTATCGTTCCTACAGTTGCGGGCATCCCTGCTACCTCTGGCATGAAGTCAATCGTACTAGACGATGTTGCACTTATGACTGGTGGGCGTGTCTATGGTCAGGGTGAAAACTTTAATAACTTCGACATAGAGTACCTAGGTGCTGCCGAGCGCGTTATGGTTGAGGAATTATCTACCACTATTATGAACGGTGCGGGCGAACAGGTGGACGTTGACCACCGTATCGAGGAATTACAAAAACAGCTTGAGGGTGAGCTGGCGGGTATTACAATCACCGTTATTAAAGATCGCATCGCTCGGCTCAAAGGTAAAATAGGTATCGTTAAGGTCGGCGCTCCTACCGATATTGACCGTGAAGAGTTGCGCCTACGCATCGACGACGCGGTGTGTGCATTGCAAGCTGCTAAACGCGACGGGACTGTCCCTGGTGGCGGTACTGCCTTAGCTCGTGTCACTGGTACTCCTTTTGACGACGTACTGAAGGAACTATTTAGGGAGCTTCTGGCAAACGCGGGCGAGAAAGCCGACTATAAGCTCATGCACATGCTGGCCAAGCCTGTTGGATACGGTTACGATCTAAAGAACCCGACAGAACAACCTATCGACTTACGCAAGGCGGGCATACTTGACCCCGCGCTAGTCATTAAAGAGGTTGTGCGAAATGCCGCTTCTGTCGCTAGTCGTCTTATAACTACCACTGTGATTATCACTTTCAGCGACGAAGCAGATAAAGAAATGAAAGAAATGGTACGACGATGAGAGCATTTATAAATAGCGATGAATACTCGGGTACGCCCGAGGAAATTGCAAAGTTCATGTCGCTCTGTGAGGGCAAGGACTATGACAATGATTATCCAGTATCGCCCGACCCCATGGTGAACATCATTAGTGACTCGCAAAAACTCCGTGAAAAGCTAGCGGCCAATCCTGCATACAGTCCTTTCGGTGGGGTAGTACCGAGCAAAGAAGATGAGGTTTTTGAAGACACACAGGCGTTCGGCGTATCTGATACAGGCGTAACACTCTAATGCGCCGTACCATCGGCACTATTGTCAATGGTAAGTTAGTTAAGAATGTCATCCCAAAGTCTGAAAATAGGGAACACCCCCTGCATCGCCAGTATGTGCGAGATAGAATGCGCGAAGAGTACGCCAGGGATATTGTGCAGCCCTACAAGGGTAGCCAGGTGAACCAGGAATATATTGAGGCTTGGGGAAAAGATGAAGCAGGTAAACAATATGGAATTGAAAGGAATATAGAATGAGCAAAAAAGACGAATTACTAAACAAAGGCGAACAGCGTTACGATTTAACCGAAGAGGAAATTGTTGAGGTTGCCTCACTCATGGCACTTGTACAACAGGCAAAAGCTGCCCAGGACTTTATATACTCTCGCATCGTTCAGAACATTGCTAGTAGGTACGAGCTAGTCGATAAGGAAATAACCCTAAACTTTGAGGAGATACTTGAGCAGGGTGCTAAGGTTGCTAAGTTAGTCGTTAAAGACTAGTAACCCGCTGCGGCGAGCGCTTCTGCTACACCGTCACCAGCACCGTATTGAAGAGTGTTGCCTTTGGCAGTTTCCATTCTTTGCCTGAGCGCTGCAAACTTGGCAGAAGCCACTGCTGGTGTGTCCGTTATGCGTGGTATCAAGTTCGCGTAGGCGACGCGGTCTGCGTCGCTCATCGCGCCTGTTTCGCCCAGCGCCTTGGCTATCTGGGTCACGCTACCACTTGCCAAATCATTGTATGTTTTGGCTTCGTTGTTCAACCCAAGCGATCCAAAGAATGAACTGATATTACCACCGATCGGCCCACCAGAACCGCCAGCTTGAGCGAGTATACTCTCTAGCTGTTGCAGTGTTGCGTCGGCGTTAGCACTCTGCGAAAGTGACTTCTGAGTTGTTGCGTTCGGTTTACCTTGGCTACCCTCGGGATTGAGAAAGTTAAACAGTGTTATGTATTTGTCCATATTAGCTCCACCAGTGGCCTGTAGGTCACGTTGTATATCTTGTGCCACAGCCTCGCGAGTGTAAATAGACTGTGCTGGACTAGCGCCACCGAGAACACTAGAACCATCCATACCTCCCATAGAACTTTCAACAGCAGGCATACCAGTCATAGGGTCAATTTGTGGCTGCTCTAATCCTGTCATTTCTGGTGTTGGCTGTTCTTGACCTGGTAAGTTTCCAGTCAACGCTCTAGCCCCTAGCTGTGTGCTTGCTATTTTACCCATCGGGCTATTTAAGGCGCTAAATGCAGTCGGCATCTTAAGACCACTACCTCCACCAAGTATTGCCCTCGAGGTTGATTTAGCGTTAAGTAGTGGGTCTACGAATGTGCCAGGCCGAGTAAGATCTATGGCGCCCGTCTTGAATCCACCAGTTTTATCTATAGCTCTTGCGCGTTGCATAACTTCACGTAGTTGTATGAGCCCAGATTGGTCATCTAGCCCCTTTGCAATAGATGGAAAGCGCTCTTTCAAAGCTGAACGTAGCGTATTTGCCTCAAGTTTCTGTGCAGCCTTCACTACGGCATCACCAGTATCGTCAAGGATTGACTTGCCAAATTGTGCGTTTGCTGTTCTTAAAGTTTCTAGAGCTTTGTTGATTGTAACACCGCCCTTATATTTTGACTCGGCATCAGCAATGACTTTATTGATTTGGTTTAATCGCGCACCACCACCAAGTTCTTTTTTGATAACTTTTGCTTCGTTCTTCAGATTTTTGATAATATCCGTAGCATCAATCTTAATGTTCTTACCGCCTTGACTTGCGGTTGTCTTTATTCCTTCCTCAAGTGAACGTATTGTAGCTTGCAGCGGGCCACCCTTGCCAGTTTTACCAATAATATCAGCTGGGCTACCACCAAAAGCTGCAGCTCTTTTAGCTAGGTCAGTTGGGTTTATTCCAGAATCTAGCATTTTTTGAGTTTGTGATGGTGTTAGTTTTAGCAAGTTGGTTGTTGCCCTATCTTGTAAACCTTCTTTCATTCTTCCACCAAAACCAGATAAAATACCAGTAGAAGTTCCTGTTGCTACTTTAGGCACTCCCGCACGAAGCACCTGTGCTGCCGTACCTAGCCCCTTACCAGCCTTCAGCGCCCCACCAGCACCCTTGATCGCAGACAATCCCTTACCAATACCACCTAACGTACCGAAAGCAGCTTCACCCAGTACGCCGTCCCCGAGGTCTTTATTACCCTCAAAAAGGTTTTCTAGCCATTTACCAGCTCCTGCACCTGCAGCACCACCGGCGGCTGTACCAATACCAGGGCCAAAGAATGAACCACCGATACCACCGAGAATACCACCAACTGTGGATAATGAATTAGTAAACCAATTCCCATTATCTTTCGGTTTTGCTACAACATTTTGACGGTCGACCGCTAATCGTTGTTCGGCCATCCTATTAGCTAATTGTTTATCCTGATCGGTGAGTGTATATGCCATTATGATGGCCTCCCGACGCCAAACCAGCGCAGTGGATTCAACCAGTTAAGATCACGCGTACTTTCCTTATCATAGGCAGCCTGGGCATTTGCTAGGTCAGAAGCTTTAGTTGCAGCTTGTAGCCTAGTTTGCGCGATATATTTCCTCTGAGCTTCGTCGGCTAAGGCCTGTTGCCTTTCCTGATCGGCAGATAGTTTGCTGTAGAGGCTAGCCTCTTGGGCTTGTTTATTTTTATCTTGGGCCATCTGTCTCTCAAACTGACGCCTAGACTCTGCGGCGGCCTGTTGTTTCAGTGCTAGATCAGCATTAAACTGACGCATAGTCTCCGCAAACTGTTTCTCATACCTAGATTGTTCAGCGTCCACTTGTTCACGTCCAAACAGAGTATCATACTGCCTTTGTAAAGCGGATTCCCTATCATTTTGACTCTGGTAAGCCATACCAGCCTGTGTACCAGCCTGTGATAATAAGTCCCTATAATTAGTACTAGCATCACCGTATTGAGTCTGTTGCTCCCCTAGTCTCTCGGCTAGTGGTCTTTCTTCTAAGGATTGTAGTCGAGCGCGTTGAGCCTCTGTGACTAAGTTGCCTCGTGTACGACCGGCAACGGATTGACCAACACCCTCTAATTGCTGTTGTGTACCACGAATAAGATCTCGCATTTGCTGTTGTTCGGCTCTAGCCCCGCCAACACCTAGCTCATTTTGAGATTCCTTGTAGTAATCACCAGCAGATTTACTGGTAGACTGGTATTGTTTTAGTTCTTTTAGTGCGCCTTTGCTGTCCATCATTTACTCCAAAAAATAAAAAAAGCCGGTTAGCTCTGGCCTTTGTTTTTATTATAGCATATAGAAACCTATGTATAATCCTGTATTTGTAAATCATCAGCAAAGACGTACATAGTCAGTACCGCAATCGTACCTATCACCGTATTACCTCCACCACTATCGACAAACGTGCCGTATAGAGTGACGTTTGTTTCGTCTACCGTGTAGTCCAACACTAGGTTTAAACCTATGCCCGAAGATGCTATGTATGTACCATAGCCCTGATCATAACTAGCAAACGACGGCAATGTCGTAACATTCCATAAACCCCATGCTTGGGGCAGATAATCATATTCATGCGCAAATGAATATAGTTGAGTTCTAGTGGACAGAGGTGGATTAATAAGAAACGTCAACATTATAGATTGGAATGATTTAGACGATGTCTGATCTACCTTTACTAATGGGAATTGCATAGATAAAGATAGGTCAGTTATAGCCGTCGAGGTGCGTAGATCTACGCCGTCTTTAGCTACTTTTAGCCCATAATCAGCCATTAGTAGGTAGCTTCCACGTATTCACTAGCAAACATAGGGTTTCTGAGTATGACTAGCGAGGCTTTACCGGTATAAGGTGGTGTAGATGATAGATCAATATAACTAGTAGTACCGTCCGAAAACGTGATTGGGTAAGCTTGGCCGCCAGGTGGGGATATATCGTATCTCCCACCTGTTCTTTGGACATATCCGAATACAAAACATGGGTAGCCTATGGGATTAGTGTACTGTAAAACGGTTGGGTTCACCGTACTAACCGTTTCCTCTGTTTTGACAGCCAACACCATAGGCGAACCAGCTCTAGTATGTAAAATAAAATCTCTTAGATCATTGCTCTCTATATCTGAACCTGATTTGACAATTTTTATACCATAATCTGGATTATAGGTTGATCTAACCTGGGTTTTTACAGAATAAGGATAGTCTATGTCTGTAGATATATCTAAGTTGTAGATCACTATAGTGCCAGGAGAATCTGGATAGACATAGGTGCTATCGGTATCCAGAGGAACCATACCGGTATAGCTTGTCGGGCTTACGGTGTCCCCTAGTTGGATAGCAAGGGTTGGATATGGCAAGGTGTGTGCTATCGGTGAGCCGTCGGATGATGAGGTTACCTTAACTATAGCTAATGATGGCCACGATGAGTTATACAGCAAATTATCCTCACGTGCTGTCTGAACATCAAAACCAGATTTAGCCATTTTTAAGCCATAGTCTAAACTAGATACAATTTCTGAGGTATTGCTTGTGTAAGTTGATACAGGTAAGGACATCTAGAACGACTCCTTTTTATACCCCAACATTATCATCGTATTGTTATTGGTGTCAACTACTTTTATCAAACCTTTGATGATTAACTCGCCTCTGTTTGAGCCAGTTCCAACGGTTCTGGGAGCTATCCTAGTTTGCACGGGGTCGACAACAGATGGTATAACGTTGGTAAGTTTGGCCTCAGGCTTAGACGCCCAAGAAAACTCTCTAGCCGGTCTTTGACTATATCTACTATCACCCATCTAACCCTCCGTAAACGGCTGCTCACCGTTCCGCATATCAACACTTAGAGATAGCCCTGTGACTACAAATGGGGTAGTTGCCGTTGATGCCCAGTCATAACCTATCTGTATCTCACGGAAGCGTTGATTGACATCGGCGATCACATAAGTATCACCCTCTGTAGCAACTCCCTCTGTCGGGTACGCCCAACTCCCTCTGTCGATTTTATACTTTAGCGACAAGGTAACATTAGCCGGTAGTGCTGCACAGGTAAGTTTCATGTCCCCAGCTATTTTCTGCTTATAGATAGCACGAGCGTCGAATATCCAAGACTCCCATGTCCCCTCGGCAGCAGGGTCGGAGTCATTGTCTACTATGTCTAGGCCATACTTAAACCCGGCCTGTTGGCTGTCGTCGCGCCACGATAGGTATAGTGAATCACCAAAGTTCCTCACACAACCCACTCTGAGCGCGTTAGAGCCGTCGTAGCGCCTCGTATTAGTACTCATCACGTAATTGTATCCGTAGCTAGCTGGAAAGTCCTTGTCTACGGCCCCATAGCTATATACGCCATGTTCCATGAGCTGTGACGCCGTAACCGATGGGTAGCCAAACACTAGAACATTACGCCTAGTTGCCATCATGTTAGGGTAGGCCCTCGTTATATCTGATGCATCAGTGTATTCCGTGTCGGTGTTCAGTAGTGTTCTGAGCTTTATGAGGCTTTTACCCCCAGCCCAGACGTAAAGCGCACCACTTATAATCGCATATATGAGGTTCTGACTAGTATATAACGATTCAGGCGATCCCTCGCTGACCTCAATATAGAAGTTAAAAGTTTCGCTTAATCCGTCCCAAAAGTATATACGCCCTTGCTGAAAATCTTTCGTACCGTCAGATGAACGTTTTTCACAAGCTATAGCTAAATATTCATCAGTTGGCGACATCGAACACACCTCAAAGCCTGGCCCAAAGTCTAGTTTATGCCTATCCCATTCTAAATTGGAGGGGTCGCTTGATAATGGTTCCCACACAGACAAATAACGACCATTGCCAATACAGACATATTGCAAGAATTGTTCGATAGGATGAAAACCATTAACAGTAGATATTAATCTATCGGCGTATATAGAATAGTCACAAGTATTCATGTCATTTGTGGTCGAGCAATATACCGTTCCGTTGGCCACTGTTGATGTAAGGTGAAAATGATATGTCCTAGCACTTGGCTTGATATACAGTCTAATCTGGCTCGAAAACTCAAAGTCTAGGAAAGTGGCCGATGTTATATTTGCCGTTGCTACAGTGCTAGTCGCTAAGGTGTTGTTGGCATCATCGTGTAGTGTTAGTGTCCAGTCGCCAGTACCCTTAGCGGCCACCTGAACCCTTATTTTTGATAATGGTTCAATGTCTGCTTGAAACTCTTGCATATTAACAGAATTTTCGATGATTGATGTGCCTAAAGCATAGGTATTAGTCCCACCACTTAGGACGGCATTTTCATCAGTTGAAGCTGACTCCCCATATTTATTTAGTGTGATACTAGGGCTGGGGAATTTACCGTACAGAGACACTGTAGTAGTGGAGGCCAAGTACATTTCCTGTAGATCTGACCGATACAGCATACCGACCGCTCCGTCATCTAACTTGGATAATACATTAACCTCATCATTTGAGTCTATGGAGTAGAAATACCCAGTGTTACCTAATCCATACCTCATACCATCGTCGACTTGCACGATGTTTTGTATAAGGTCGACGACGTTGTTTGAGCCAATCCGACGAGTTGCTGGGAGTGGTGACATTTGCCCCGGTTTCTTACGGAAGTCTACAGCTCTGGCATATGCGTGCGAGGAATCAATCCCAACCTTTTCATCAACAGCTATACCGCCGACAAAACTCTGCCATGATATAACTTCCTGTTTCATACTAGCTTAATACCCCTGGTGGGTTATCGAATCCGTTAAAGAATATGTCGTGAGGACTATGTATGTTGGTGTCGGTCGTAGGTGACGCATAAGATTCTTTACACTCGTCGACCGCACTCAGATACATTCCTAGAAAATCAGTGCCTAGTTTAGTATCTCCCCTGCGTATGTAATACCTACCGTAACAATAATCTAGTATCGATGGGATATATTCGTCGGGGATGTCAGGCACTACGCCTATAACAAAATCTTTAGTTCCACCACTAGTCCCCTCGTAGTAATTCTCCAGTATGAGGTTACTTGAGTCGGTATAATCTACAATCTGATAGTCGTTACCGTCAGTTCCGTCCGTAACATAGAAGTACCGACCGACCATGCTTTCAGTGAACCCTGTTCCTGAATGGGTTACCGTTGTGCTACCCTGTGTCACCGTGATAGTTCCAGTCGTGTAGTCATCGCTGATCATACGCGGTTGTTTTGGTTCGTAGTATACCTTT